CCCCGCGGGTCCGTGGCGTCTGACTGAGGGGGAGATTGTCGAAAGACCTGTCGAGGCTCAGGCCGGTTGCGGGGCTTTGCTGCCGGCCTGTTAAATCAGGCCGCCTCCAAAGTTCATGAATCTGCCTAGCCGAGCTGATGTTGGCTTTGGCGGGGTCGTGAGTTTCTTCTTGGGCTTGGGGGCGGCTGAAGTCTCGCCAGGACTACTGCCTTTCATTAGGGTCGCTTGCATTCTCAGCTTGGCTACCTGTCCTTGGTTAGGGCCGCGCCCGCCGTTCTCGGCGTACACTTCCTTGACCAGTTCTACAAATTCGGGTGGTGCAGGGGCTTGGTGGGGCAGACCATAGATGTTGCTTGCGATTGTCTCGATGTTTGGTGCTCCTCTGGGAGAGGGGGTTCCTGGCTGCAGGAACTCCGTCATTTTGACTGGCGGTTCTTCTCCTGTGGCTTGGAAGTAGCGGTTTTGCGCTTGGTTCGGGCCTCGGTAGTCGTTCCTGGCTATCCAGTCTGGGGTGGCAAACGGCGAGCCGTTCAGTATCGCAGCTGATGATAGTCGTTGGGCTTTCAGTAGTTTTGCTTGTAGCTCTCTCTCAAGTACGGCTTCCTGCACATCCTCGTATCCTGCGGCTTCTTTTCCATACTTCCGACGTTGGGACTTGGATCCGGGGGTGGGTGCGTTCCTGATCATGTGGAACATTCTAGCGCCTCCCTTGTCGATCTTGGTCCAGTCGTAGAGGTGGTCGATGAGCCCGCAGCTTTCCACCCACCACATGATGTTTAGCACCTTGGCAAGCTGCGGGTCGCTCTCTGCGGCTTCCTCCATCAGTGCCAGGGCCTGGTCGGTTGCATCGGTGGTGGTGACGTCCTTGGACTTTGGAAAGCTTGCGTAGGTGTCTACTTGCTCTTCAGATGACCCGAGGTTTTCATCAGCCCACTTGAAGATCTCGTCCAGCTCTTCGTCCAGGCTGGTGTCCGCTGCCATGCAATAGAAGAAGCCATTGTAAAGGCTGTCTCGTGTGGAGTACGGCAGCTCCGCCCTGTACGTGGATGCCTGCTGCAGGGCTTCCTCCGCAGTGTAGAGGGGGATGTCTTCGTCTCTTCCAGTCGTGAACCCACAGAGCTTGAGCCCGAGTGCGTGTGCGGCTTGGGCTTTCATGCACCCGAAGGCTACTGGCTGGACCTGCCCGTTGTTGAGGCAGCCAGTGAACACTGCTTGGGGGAAATAGTCGAGGTTTGAGGCTAGTGCTAGTGCTAGTGAGCCTGATTGGCCGACGACAGCTGGGAAGCCGTTCCAGCTCGTTGTGACAGTAGCAAGGCCTGGGTCTTCCTTGTCCCATTGGACCTTGTCAACGGGCAGGATGGTGATGTTCCCACCTGTGGCCACCTGTATGTTCAGTTTTCTGGAGGGCTTCCCGTTGTCGTGGATTGTGTGGTGTGTCATTCCGTAGACCTTGAACCCGTCCTGCGTTGGGGCCCATTCGTTCCGTAGGTTTGGGGCCATCAGGTGCCTGTAGTCACCCGGGAGTGCGACATACGTCTGTGCGACAGAGGTGCCCTCGCCGAATGCCACTGTGGGGAAGAGGGCCCCCCTGTGGGTGGTGAACTTTGTTGGGGCCCCAGTGCAGGTTGGGGATTCTGGCCTGCCGCGCATGTGTGGTGGGATGTACGGCCTGTCACTGGCCAGGGGGGTGGGGTTCAGGCATGGGAGGAGTTTCCTGAGCCATGCTCCGCTGGAGACGATTGTCACGGAGTCGGTGATCTTGATGGCTCCTTCCTCGCCGGTTGATCCTACAACCAGCGTGCCGTTGGGTAGCACCTCCTTGCTGGTCCCCTCAGGAGTGAGGAATGACCAGTCGCCTGGCAGGACTAGGGCTGGGGAGTTGAACTTGTGGTCGACCTCGTCGCACGCCATGGGCCTGAAGGGCCTGAAGGTCCCAGCTGCCCGTGGCCTGCCTGATGCAGCTCTGGGGTGGCCGGAGGCAGCCTCCGGGTAGGCCTGCTGGATCTTTTCCCCGATGAAGTTGGTGAGGGGGGCTGCCACTGGGAGGACCGCGTTGATCCCTGGGAACACCCAGCGTCTCAGAAACCCAAGGACGTCGCCCCACCCGAAGGCCCCGGCGATCTGCAGTGGTTTGGAGATGTCCGCTACTTCGGCGAAGTAGGCACGGAAGTCCTTGTACTGATCGGTCGCCCAGACGGACTTCAGTCCTATCTCATCTCTGTGGGATAGGACTACTTTTGTGTAGAGCATTTCCTGTGGGTTGAGTTTTCCATAGGTGGCGACAATGTTCTTGGAGAGTTCTGGGTTTGGTATCAACTCATAGTTGGACACCCCTGCTAGAGTTAGTATGGAGTTCTCAGCAAGGGTCTCGTAGGCTACGATGGTGACGGGTCTCAGGACTCCTGGTGCATCACCCCCGTGGACCGTGGTCCTGGTTTGGATCTGGGCCGCAGTGATGTCCGCGGCGGCGGTGACCTTCACAGTCATTGCAACTATGGGCTGTTTGATGTCTGCCTGGGTGAAGATCGCTGTCACATCCTGGGTCAGAGTTCCTGTTGTTCCACTGATGATTGCGTTGTGGGTGACTACCTTGGACTCGTCCAGCCCTATCAGGCTGATCTCAACGCTGGTTGGGCTGGTGGTTGTGAGGGAGACGTGGGTCTGGACGGTCACTGGTGTGATGGCGTCCAGGTTGTGGGCGATCAGATTCTTGCTGGTACCAGTTGTGATGGTCTGGGAGGTCTCAGCTTGGGCGGAGTACACCCTTGGCTGTGAGCTGGGGTCGACTGTGGCTGCTCCCTCGGACGATGGCGAGTCATCGCCCATCCTGGTGAACTGCAGGTCGAACCCAGTTGGCAGAGCCAGTACGGTGACTCCCTCTCGTGCTAGGACGTTCCCCACCTTGTCGTTGTGGTTGGCCGTCGTCGAGAGGATCTTGTTGTAGTCTAGGTCGCCAATTTCTGACAGTGAGCCAATGTAGGTCACTGCACTGAGGGTGCCGTTCAGCGAGTAGACTCCGGAGGGGAGCGTTGAGCTCTTTGCGGAGAGTACCCTGCTGACCAGCCTGCCAAAATTGTAGGCCTTCTTCAGGTCCTGTGAGGTGGTGATTGCCCTGTCAAAGATGAGCTTTGAGGGGTTGTTCTTGTCCCTCTTGTAGTGGGCCCCAAGTGGGCTGTTCGGAGAGTTGGGATACAGGACAATTATCCCACTCCCAGACTCTCCAACTGTCAGGTTGTAAGTGGTTGGCTCGGACTTGATGGTGTGTCTCTCGATGTTGTCGTCGGGGATGCTGGCTGGTCCAGTGTCTGGCATTAGAAGGGATTTCAGGTATGGTACTACGGTTGATTTTGTTGTCATCTCCATCTGTGGTTTTGCTGTGTTGTAGTTTGTTGATTTGTAGTTGATAGCTAGTTGAATGCGAGTCGTGAGTGCTAATGGAGTTCAGTAGTGTGTGTTGATTAAGAAGAGGAGCTACGTCGTAGCAGAACCGAGGGTGGCCAGGGGTGGTCACCCTGGGTCAACACTCG